ACAACAATAATCATCTATACTTATAACCCAAGCATAGCATGGATCATTTAACCAATATGGATTACCAGGTCCTGTAATGCAGTTAGCAGCATATAAACAAGACAATGAATCATTAGTATTTGCTTCTATATTATAGTTGTATGCATTAATATCCATACAACCTTCAACTACAGCTATACAAGAACCGTTGTTAGTATTAGCTAATGAATCATAGTTTAAAGCTAGTGAATCAGTACAACCAAAAACAGCTAGTGTTACACAACTATCTTGTATATTAATATCTGTATAATAACCGTTAGCGGTATCTATGTGATATTCTAAATATGCTGGTGATATACAACCAGGATAATAATAACAAGGTAAAGCCGTGTTAGCGCTATCAACATAATTAAAAGCTAAAGTATCTAAGCAGCCAAAAACTTTTTCTTCACATATATTACCACAGTATGTATTTGACTGATAAGTTTTAAAAGGTACTATAAAAGGCGGTTGCACGCTTAATGTAGTATCACCAAATGGATTTAGTAAAGTAAAGCCACACTCTAATGCTGTGTGCTGCGCTTGTTGGCTTACAAAAAGTTTAGCATATACTTTTGCTGGCGCATATAGACCTAAATCAAAAGACTGGTTAAATATTTGTTGGTCCATAAAAAATTCTAACGTATCAGCATCTTGCCATATCTCTAGTCTTGTACCTACCCAACCGTTACCTATAAGATCATGTAGTATTAAAGTATAACCGCAAGAGTCTATATCTTCCATTGTGTTTGCTACAGGATCGTAGTTATACATTGTGCTATCAGTACAGCCGTATATTTTTAGAGTTACACAGCTACTGTCATCTATTGTAGCTAGCGGATTATACTCTACATAATCATCGTCCATGCAACCATATACAGGTGGCGGTGGTATGCAAGTGTCAGCTTGCCAAACGTGACTTGTATCATTACCAAAGTTAGCAACTGTACCATAGACTACTGTATCACCACATTGCATAACGTAGTATGAACCGTCTTGTCCACCCCATAAACTACCAGCTATACCATCACCGTAAGTATCGTATATAGTAAAAGTTAATTCACCTACAGGTAAACACTTAAACTTAAATTGTGGTTGATAATCTGGCACGTTAGGATATGTGCCACCTGAAAATACTACATTGCCTAAACTATCTTTTATATCCCAACTAGTTTCTTCTGGGTATTGATCTAAGTTTATATTAACAAGCGTTGGTACACAAGCGCCTGGCGGTGGAGGTGGTGGAGGTGGCAAGCAGTTTGGTACTTGTCTGTTAGAGTATATACCGCTTTGAAAACTTGGCGTAGCATAGTTTATTATAGTATCACCACATATTGATACATAATAACTACCATTCATACCATCACCATATGTGTCTCTCATTAAAAATGTTATATCAGTAATACTGTCGTTTATATAACAAGTATCTGTGTACGTTGTATTTGGTGAAGTGTAATAACCAGCTGGCACGTTACAAATAGTATCGCCATATAAGCTATCAGCAAACAAAGTCCAATAAGTCTCTGTAGGATATTGATCTGTAGTTACGTGTATAACAGCTTGTTTTTGTGCTAATATACTTAGCGGTAATAGTAATAATATTAATAATTTTTTCATTCTCTTATTTTAATCGTTATGTCATGTGGCGCATATTCGTTGCCACCAAAATATGGGTATAAATAATATCTTCTAACCAAACCCCAATAACCTTCTGGCCTACGCCTAACCTCTGTAGTGTCACCATTTATAACTATAATATAATAAAACGTAGTTATATCTATTGAAGCGTTGTATATTTCGTTTGGTTCTATAATTCTTATTGTAGCAGAGCTATGTCTACCTTCTTCGTGTCTTAACCAGCACAACTCAATTTTTCCATTTATATATCTCCAACCTAATCTTATAGAGTATTTTTGATGAAGCTTACCGAAGTCACTCATACCGTAAATTTTATTAACATCGTGCTGGTTTTCAGGCACTTCAGTATAATATATTGCTGATTCATCAAGAATAAAGTCAAATGTAATTCTTGAGTTGTCTGGGTGGTTTACAAAAGTACCAGAGCTATGCTCACCTTCTGGTATAACATATGTTCTAAACCCTAGATCATCAACATCTTTACTGCAAGAAACAAAAAATAATATTAGTAATAGTCTACGCAACATTACTGCTAGAATCTCTACGTCTACCCATACCGACTTTGTTCTTTGCAGTTACTACTTTTCTTTTTTCACCACTACTCATTTGACCCCAAGTTTTAGGTGATTTGCTATTTACAGACTTTGATGGCCTACATACTTTTGTTGATTTGTTTTTGTCTGATCCACAAACGTTACCTTTGTTGTCTTTCCACTCTTCTTTAAACCAACGTTTTAGGTTTAAACCAGCTTGAGTTTTACGTACGCTTTTTAAGGCACTAGGGCCTTTCATTACAAAACCCATTAACCTATATTACCTCCTCTTTTTCTACACTTAGCTATATAACCGCTAGCATAAGCAGATGGAAAAACATCATACTTAGCTTTAGCTTTACGATAGCACGCGTCTTTCTTTTTAGCCGGTGAACTATACTTAGCGGGTTTACTAGTACAGTGAGAGTCTAAAGGAGAGCTCATTTTATAACCGTATGTTTTACACGGCATTTGTCCACAACCACAGTTCATGTACATTGATGGACCTTTCATTTTAAATCCCATATTTATGCTTTGTTTTTATTATTTCTACAAAACGATGCTGCCGCTTCTCTACTACCAAAGCCCCATTTTTTTAAAGCCATAGCGTAAGGTGTTGGTTGACCGTTTGGTTTTTTCATACTACCTTTCATACCAGCAAATCTACAAGCAAAACTAATTCTACGTTTGTTTTTACCAGTAGTCTGTCTTGATCCTAGCGTTTTGCCTGTTTCAGACTTGTGCTTAGATCTCATTTTTTTATTTCTTCTTTCGTAAGCTTCTTCTGTTATTTTAACACTTGATTTTTCACAACTATTAGGAGCACAAGGCGCTTTACCTTTAACTCTTTTAAAACCAGGCCAACAGTTGCAATCTTTCTTTTCTAAAGGAGATTTGTATGTAACAGCTGATTTACCTTTGTTTAAACGTTTTCTAACTATGTTCTGTGTTGTTTTCATTTTAGCGGCATAACTCGGCTTTTTCTTTTTATTAAAAACTATTTGTTGGTTTAAGCTACTAATAATTTTTGATAAATTACCTTTACGAGTTTTAATTAGCCAGCTAGCAAGGGCAGATGGTGATAAGCTAGTAAACTTACCTTCAGCATCAGGTGCGTCTGAATGCTTAAAATCTCCCATTTTTTTCTTTGTTTTGCTCATTTTAAAAGTCGCTCATTAATTGATTATCTATTTCTTCTTGTATTTCTTTACGAGTTGCTACCATTTTAAAACTAAGATCAGCTTGAAACCTAGCAACTTCTTCTCCATCTTTAAATATAATTATAGTAGGTATAACTGCAATTTTATGCTTTTTAGCTAAATCAGAATTTTTAGCTATATCTACATATGATATTGTTCTGCAGTCTTTTAATTCCATAACCCAAGGTACATGGTTATTTTTATTCCACTCAGCATTAAACTGTGATACTTGTATTTGACCAAAGGCCACTGATGTAATAAAAACAAAAATTAATATTAAAATGTAAATGGCAGGAGATAGGTCTATTCTTTTCATCTATCGTATAATTTATCTTCTATTTTTTCTAATGTTTTCTTTATTTCTTCAACATCTTTTTGAGTGTCCATGATAGTGTTGCGTATCATTTGATCTTTCATATCAAACTCCATACGTGTAACTTCAGGCTCAACAACCGGTAATTCTTTTGCTTCAGCTATATCTGCTTGTAAAGTAAACCACATACCAGCTATTGTTGCTATTGCAAAACCTATTGCTGTTAACGTTTTTATACTTACTTTAAAGCTAGTATCTTCGTTTAATTCTTTTGCCATAATTAAAATATTGTATAGTTTACGCCAAGTTTAAAATCATACCACTCTCTGTTCCAGTACTTGTAGTATTTGCTTTCAATAAAATAACCTAAGTTTTTATTTACTTTTATACCGTATATTAAACCACCACTGTAATCATACCACTGATCACCATCGTTAAAGTTATGATAAGAAAACTCATTACCACTATCGTAGTGATATGGCATTAAGTTACCCCATGCGTGTAACCAAGTTTTTTTACTGTATTTATAATAATCAAAACCAATTACTATAGAGTGTTGCATTATTCTTTCAAGCTCATCTTGTTTTCTATCTACATAGTCAGATAGCACTTGAGGTATAACAACACTTTCCCAAACATCTGCGCTTGTAGCAACAACTTCACCATTTGGATCTGTATACACTGAATTAGCTACGTCTACATTGTAACCTTCTTGTAAAGCTAAATATGTGTAGTGTATGTTTCCATTGCTCAACATCCACTCTGCTAGCGGGTCGTAACCATATGGCTCAGCTAACCTGTGGGCTAAACCTATATTCCAAGATAAGTTTTTGTGTTTTCTATATCTATATCTTTCAGAAGCTTCAAAGTATTTTACATCAGCAAAACCATCTTCTAAGTATTCTAGCTTTAAAGCAAAAAAGTTTATACACACTTCGTCTTGGCAACCGTCATCAGAACTCCATCTTAAAAAATGATGTTGATCCATATAGTCTATGCCTTCTTGTCTTTTATAATCTACTTCAAATAAATACTCTAAACCTCTTACTTTACCTACGGTAGCAGCGTCGCTGTAATTAGTTTCAGTACCATCGTAAAAAGATTTACCTTTGCTTTCATAACCAAACCTAGCTATTTTACGAAGACCAACTGTAAAGTTATAGTCATATGGTGTTGATATTGTACTTGTTGACAAGCCATTGTCTACAGAAAATACTTCGACATCTGATAATGACGTACCACCGTTAACAGCCGCATAAAAAGTAGAAAACTTTAATAATGATTGTATGTCTATATCTTGTGCACAACAAGTCTTTGGTGTAGAGCAAGATGTTATTATTATTAATAGTAATATTAGTAGTTTCTTCATAGTTTATAAGTCACTTGTAAATTTTAAATTTTACTGGTGAGCATAGCACTTACCAGATTTGTTTTCAGTTCTATTTTTACATCTTGGTCCTTTACCTTTTCTAGTACGTGCAGAACACTGAACTTCTCTTGCTTCTCTTTCTTTTCTTAATCTTTCTTTTTCTTTTCTTTTTTCTTCTTTTTCTTTTTCTTTTGCTTGTTGTCTTAGCTCTTCAATTTCACCTCTAGCGTTTATAACTTCTTGGTTTCTTACGCCAACATCCCAAGTGTTCCAACCAAGCAATAATGCTATACGTTGCCAAGCCTCATTGTTACTATTACCAGCTTCTCGTAAATTCATTATTTTTTTATACAGCCTGTCTGTAGGTATGTTTGTTAATGCTGATATTGTTTGAGTAACAGGAGACCATACTGGGTTGTCTATATCCCAAGTGTTCATGTGATCTATTTCTCTACGTTTAAACTTATAAGTTCTAAGACCAGTATTTACTTTTCTAACTTTACTACCAACAGGTGGTGATAGCTGTAACATTTCCATTATTATAGCAGCCGTGTCCATGCGGAAACCTTTTTTATCTTCTTCAGCAAATTTAATAATCATATTTTTAAGCGTAGAAGCAATAGCACCAGCAACACCAATACCACGTAATATAGAGTCTATTGATCCGTTTAATAATCTAAACGTAGCTCTTTCTTTTTCTGCAGCTTTTTCACCTTCAGTTTTTTCTTCATCATCATCAAACATAAATCTAAACAATGCTTGTTGTAGCGCACCAAATATTAGATTCTGAGCAGCGCCATAATATACTATTTTTGATATGTTTGTTTTAGCATCGCCTCTACCATTTTTTAAATCAAGAAAAGCTTTTTTAGTTAATCTAGCATACTGCATTGGTGTATTTTGAAAAGCAAGTATTAATCTACCAAGCGGTGAAGCTTGTTGTGATGAAATCATATCAGGTCTAGAAGACTGCTGAGTTTCTTCAGTTATCTTTTGAAAGTCTGTAAAAGCTTGTTTTTCAGCTTCAACTCTTGACATACCTTGTTTTACTAATGACTCAACTCTATTTCTATAAAACGTAGCACCACCAGAGGCAATAGCAAAGCTATCAGCTATTTGTGTAGGTAAAAAACCAAACTCTAATAATTTTTGTAACAACCCGCTAACACCACCTCTTTGATACGCTTGCGCTATTTCGCTTTCACTAACAGACCTTCTGTTACCAGATCGTCTTTGTTTAAGCATGTCTGAGTTAAACAAGTAAGAAAAGTCTCTCCAAAATTGTTTTTGATTAGCAAACGCTGCAGCTGCTTTAGCTGGATTATTGTCTGACCAGTTTATAAAGTTTACTGTTGATAGTGTTTGTAGCACAGCTGATCTACCGTTAAAGAACATAATAGCACCAACAGAGTTATTAACCCAGTTTGTAAATCTGTTTGTAAGTTTGTTAGTACCAAAGTTTCTATTAGTACCGTTTTCCATACGCCACAATATATCTTCCATAGCGTCTCTCCAGTTAGTACCAAGAGCAGCTTCTAGCTTATTCATTAAAGGTCCATTTAGTCTATCACCTTGCCACTCGCCAAATATCTTTTTTCTATTTTCAATAAACTCAGTAAGCATGCCAGTTCTATTCTCACCCATAGTTATACTGTGGAGATCTTGAGGTATTGAGCTAGTTAACCAAGCATCTGTAGGTTCTATATAGCTTGGCGACTTAACTATTTTGGTCAATGTATCAGCGTATTGAGTAAGCTCTGTATCACCAGTTATTTCTTTTAATATAGCTTTTTTGTCTGCCTTAGATATACCAGGTATTTCAACACCAGCTTTATCCCACATATAAACCCTTAATCCTTGATCGTAAGTAAATTCTTGACCAGGCATTTTTTGCTTTAGTTTTTTCTTAACGTTAGGTAAAGCTTTATTTAAGTTTTTAAAATCAACAGATAATCCTTGAGCCATATTGTTTATTTGTTGCATACCTCTTGAATATGGATCAAAAAGAAAATCTTTAAAAAACTTCATATCAGCATCGCCTTTAGCTCCTTTACCTAGCAATGGATATATTAAGCCTTTAAAGTCTTCTGCGCTAGGCGGTATAAAAAATTTATACTTACCTTTTTTATCGCCAACAAGTTTTGCTTTAGCAGCTGAATATTCTTTAAACTCCGCAATACCAAGGTTTCTTGCTATCATTTCATTAACTGTTTTACCAGCGTCTGAGCTTTTTAAAGTAGGTATAGCTTGTCTTACTTTAGACTTAACATCAAACTGATCTAATACATTTTTTACTGCTTGTACATTTTTTAACGCGTCATCAGCAAAGTAAAAATCATTGTAACCTTCGGCAGCTTTATCAGCAACCCAAAGCGCTTTAGCCTCAGCTGTAGAATTACCAAGCCCAGTTATGTTTTGTATAGGTATGTTTAAACCGTTATCTTTTAAAAACTTGTGTATAGCTTTTTGAGCTGCAGGCGGTCTAGCTGTTAATATAAATATATCGTTAGTACCAAACTTGTTAGCAAGCTTTTTAGCTTTTTTAAATAGCGGTGCAATTTTACCATCAACAACCTTGTTAAATTGTGAAAAATCAAACTTATAACCAAGGTCAGCTAAACTTTCATATTCAGCGGCGTACTGTGCTGGTGTTAGCGTACCTGTCGTGCCATCTGGTCTTGTAAACTCAACTAGCGATTTGCTAGTGGCTAACGTGTCATCAAAATCTAAAACACTTATACCTTTGTTTTCTGCATCTAAGTATTTTTGCGTAGCAGCTTCACCTAATATCTGTTTAGAGTTTTTGCCATTACTAGCTAGTACAGTTCTATCTTCTATTAGATCTGTAATTTTTTGTTTTTCTACAATAACATCTGTAGCAAGCTTACCGCTAGTGTGATATATATTTTTTGTAATTTCATTAGGTAAACCTTTTGTTATTCTAGTAATACCCTCTGAACTTGTAGGCCCAAGCTCTTTGTCAAGCATGTCCATTACAAAGTTAGGTCCCATAAACTGTACGTGGTCTTCTAAAATATTATCAAGCTCTGTATTAAATTGATCGTCTGTTAATTTTTTATTAAGTATTGCGGCGCCAATCTTAGCATTTGTTCTAGCCATTGGACCAACGTGCTCGCCTTTGATTAAAAGATCTGTGTATGTTTTTCTTGCTGCAGCCATAGCAAGCTTGTCACCAGTAAGTGGCTCACCATTTTTAGCGGGTTTACCAGCCTTTGTATATCTTTGCTTTGAATAATACTCTGTATTAGCTGCTAATCTTTCTTCAGCAAAATCATATTCTGATAAATCTTTTATAAACTGTTGATACCTGCTATCTTCAACAGAAGTAACAGCATTATTACCATCAACATCACCTTCGTATAATTGATTAAACTTTGTACCATCAATAAAGTTACCAAACATAAAATACTCAACACCGCTTAAACCTCTTGGGCCGTTAACTATGTTTGATTGTGTTTGTAATACTTTTAAAACGGTTTCAGGCTTTACATTAGCCTGTCTTAATGCTCTATATAAATTTTTTAAAATTTTTATATTATTGTCGCCAACTGTTTTAAAATCTTGCTCTGATAAATACTTAAGCTTTTGCTGTAAGCTATCTTTTGTGTGAAGCATTGGTGCGTATTGAGTTCTAAACTTACTATTACCTTTATTTATAATAAATCCAGCTTCACCACCTTTGCTTGTCATTTTACTTATAAAATCTTGTTTAGTCTGATAGTAAGGATCTGCAACACCTTTTTTGTTTTTTTCTGCAGCTTTAAGAGATCTGTAGTGAAAGAACGTGTCAAGAAGGTTACTGTTAAAAGTATCTTTATCTAAAAGTGGCGCTAAATATTCTAAAATATCATCAGCATAATCATTAGCATTGTCTTCTATAATACCTTTATCGTTTTGAACTCTATGTTTGCCTTCATCTATTAGTTTAGATATTTTACCATCGGGATCTAGATCTTTCATTAGTTTTAAAAACCCAGCGCTTTCATAACTATATCCAGCACCTGCAACTTTGTCCATCATAGCTTCCACAAAACGTGACGAACCAGGTGACTCAGCCTCTATTCCTGCAATTATCGAACGGTACTCACCTGACTCTTTACCAAACTCTAAACCAACTTGAACAGCGCCTCTAGCGTAAACCATGTCAAGCTGTGCTTTTGCTGGATCAAAGTTTCCTGCACTACTTTTTAATACATTACCTCTTTCATACTGATCTATAGCTTTAGCAACAACAGCATCTCCAAGCTCACCATACAAAAGCTCTTGTCTAGACCTAAACATTTTAGCTATATCACTATCGTTTTCTAAATTAGCTCTAAACTGTTCTAAACCTATTTCTTGAGCCATAGCTCTAGTTAACGTATCAAGACCACCTCTTCTAAGCTGCGTCATTGTGTTACCATTAAAAAACTTTTTAATAATATCTACAGAGGTTATATCAGTTACAGCCTTAGGATTACGTCTAATTTTTTGTTTACCATCGGTCATACCTTTATAAGGACCTTCTTCTGTTGATTTATAAAAATCTACTTGACCAGGTTTTGTACCTTTCTTTCTACCGATATGATCTGTTGTCCACTGTTTTGTGCCGTCTTCTTGTATAACTAGTTTTTCTACAGCTTTAGGCATGTTTTTAGCTAACCAAGTAGTTGGCATTTTTTTAAGTATTAAAGCTTTATTTTTTGGATCTTTTAACCACATCTCTATTTCTTGAGGTGTTTTACCCATAGTAGCTTCTATAGCTTGCTGTATAGGATTTTTTTCTTCATAAAACTTTTTCTTTAAATCACTAACCAAAGGACTTACTACTTGATTTTTTCCTTTTTCAGCTGTAATGCTAGGAAGTATACCACCTAATACTAATTCAACTTCAGACTCTATAGCTTTTAATTGCTCTGGTGTAAAGTTCATACCATCAGTAAACTCTGTAGAACCTTCAATAACATTACCATCGTCATCAATTTCAACATCAGTATCATCATCAAACAATACGTTTTTAGCATTATCTAAGTCTGATGTAAACACTTGTTGAATACCTAATCTTTTAGCCAAGCTGTTAGCTCTTAAATTTAATCTACTACTTAAAAACTTATCAAGATCTTGTACAGCTGGATCGTATTCTTGTTTTATTAACGTAACAGCTTCTGTAAATAAACTGTTTTTAAAATCATCTCTTGTAACACCTCTTCTATTATCTGCTTTAATAGGATCGTATAATCTTTTTATTATGTTGTTCATTATACCACCTATCTCATATTCTAACTGAGTTATTTGGTTTCTATCACCAGTAATTGGATTACCATCAAAATCAACTGCTAGCATGCTATCTATTAACGCACCAACTTGTGCTCTTGTTGATTTACTACCTTTATATTCTCTTACTAATCTTTCTTGTAAATTACTAGATCTTCTAACTTTAGTACCATCAGGTAAAGTAATATCTCTCTTTCTAGCGTCTATTCTTTTCTTAGTTAATCTACCCATGTCACCTCTATCAAAAGCTTGCATATGATCTGACAAGTATGTAGCTGCTTTTTGTGGAGTGTCTGTTTTAAAATCTCCAGGTAGATAAGATGTTATACCAGCTTTGTTTTTATATAACTTGTCTCTAAATTTTTTGTATTGCCTTCTTTTTAAAGCGTCTTGAACGTAGTTTCCGTATTCAGCATGTACTATTTCACTTTGCTCTTCAAATGGCTTTTTAGTATCATAACCACTATACTTAACATTACCAACAAGTCTAGCTACAGCTTCAGCGTGTATAGGTGGTGCATTTTGTTTTGTCCACTCCTGTAAGTTTGTAGAATAAACTTTCATTTCGTCTGGTGTAAAAGCTTTTAAATCTGCAGCGTGTTTTACTTCGTGTGAGAATACTGTGCCTTGATATAATTTACCTTCAGCTAAATTTTTAGCAGCAGCTTTAGCATCTGTTACTATGTATTTACCACCAACAATAACACCAAACGTATCTCCGTTTTTAAGCTCTGCTATTAAGTCATCAGCGCTTTCACCCTCTCTCATCTCGCCGTTAGCCTCCATCTCACGTATAGTATCTACAAAACCGTCTTTTGCAACTTCTACTATTTGTAATCCTTCTAATCTTTTATCACCTATAACAGACTTAGCATTTACCTCTTCTTTTCTATTAACTGATATAGCTTCTGCTTTTAAACCACCCATTAATCTACCAAAACGTAGGTAAGCTTCGTTTTCAGCTTCTCTTTGTGCCTTTGTTCTTTTTCTTTTATCTCTAACTATTTCTACACCTGCCGCTGTATAAATTTGCTGCTCAACTAAAGCTTTAATACTAGGATCTGATTTAGCTTCTTTAATCATTTTTTGATCTACTTGCTTTTTAACTGTCTCATGAACCTTAGCTGCTCTAGCTTTGTCGTCCATTTTTTTATAAGCAGGATCTGTTTTTAATAATTTTTTATGAGCTAACTCACCTACTTTACCCCAAACTCTATGACCATCTGTATAGTCTACACTATTTAAAAGTTTATTTCTTGTATCAGTAGCTATTTTTAATCTGTTGTTAAACGATTTTAACTCGCTTTTACCTAGTGTTTCTCTATGTTTCTCTAGCTTTTCATCAATTACATTTTGAGAATCACCAGGTATAACTTTAGCTTCGTTATATATATTATCTAATACAATACCGTTTCTTAGTAATTTTCTAGTACCCTCACCACCAAGCAGCATAGCACCAACCTCCATTTCATTTTGTATACCAACAGATTTTTGATACTCTTGCTGTATACCTGTTATTAAAGACTCTCTTTGTATTTGAGTATCATTACTACCATCATTAGGAAGTAAAGCTAATTCTTGCTTGTATGAATTAATTTGGTTTTTTATATCATTAAACCTACCTCTATCAGACTTAGTATGCATTCTGTTCATTATAGAAGTATAAGCTATACCAGGACCGTTCATTGCACCACCAGTTATAATTGAACTAGCAACAACATCTTCCCAACCATCAAAGTCAGCATCTTTACCTAGTATTGCAGACTCTGAGGCTACATCACCAAAATGTATTATACTTTCTTCTAAGACCTCACCTAATGTTCTTTTACCAAACTCAAGACCAGCACCAGCATAATACTGTAAATTCTTTTGTGTTATAGCGTTTATTATATCATCGCCAGGACCTTTTATAACACCTTTAACTAATTTACTAGCGTTAGGTATTGTACCAAGAGTAAAGGCAACACCACCTTCAATTAAACCTGTAACTATAGACTGCCCAACTATTTGCTCTCTAGACATGTCTTTTAAAGCTGACTGTTCTTCTAGCGCGGCTCTTTGGTTTATGTAGTCTTCATAAGACATAAAGTCTTTGTTTTCTTCTAGCTCTTTTAATTTTTCATCAGCAGCTATAGCCGCGTTATGCTGTATTGTTAAGTCAGCGTATTTAGATGTACCAGAGTTTAAACCAAAAGAAGTTGCTGTTAAAGCGCTGGCCACAGTGGCGCTAGCACCAAAAGCGGTACCAACACCCTGGGTAGCGACGGCCAGCATTATGTTTGGTGCTTGTTGAGCTAAGGTTATAAGAGAATATCTACCACCTTGACCTGTTGCTTTAGCTGTTTTAAAATCTAAAGCTTCTGTATAAGCAGCTGCGCCATCTTGTCTACTTTTGTGCATTGCTATAGCGCTTTCGCTACCAAATAAAATAGGTACAGTAGCGCCTATACCTCTAACGGCATCGCCAAATTGATCAAGCATAATATCAGAAAGATCATTTTCTTGATTTGCAAATGTAGATATTCTTTCGTTATCTTGATTGTTTGTAAACCAGTTTTTATATCTATTAGATTCTATTGTTAGCTGTGTATTATACTTTTTGTCAAGACTGTTTTGTTTTTGAGTATAAGTATTTAACAGTGGTTGGTACTTACTAGCTAAGTCACCTTTTGCTACATATAAAGTTTTTCCATTAGAATCTTTTTTAGGTGTAATAGTTACGCCATCACTTTTAGCCTCGTTCATTACAGATCTAATGTTTTGAATATTTTGTTGAGAATTTTTCTTGTAATCTGACTTTATTTCCTCAACATTAGCTTGTATTTCTTTTTCTTCTTCTGCTAAATTAATTTGTAACTCTCTAGATTTTACTTTAGTACCGTATTGAACTAGCAGTTTAGCGTCTCCACTGTTTAACCTTTCAGTATACTTAGCGTTCCATATTTTTTGGTTATCATTATTTATTTGTCTATCTAATGACCTGTCAAATATAGTTTTACCATTTTCATCTTTTTCTCCACTTTTAATTACAGCTTGATCAAATATTTTTTGATCTTCCTCGCTTAATCTGTTTTTAACTTCATCTGAAAATAAATTTTTAAACCTAGTTGATTTGTAATTTTCATCACCCTCTATAGGTAAATTTAAAAACGACTCAATCATTTTTATACCATCGTCAGAAACTCCTTCAAATAATATTTGAGCGTCACGAACAGCTTGTTTGCTATTGTGATAATTACTTTCAGATGTTTCTTTTGGTATTGTATAACCAGTCGAGTTCTGTATTTGCTTGTATATTTCTTGCTCTTTTTCGGCAGCTTTTAAACCGTCTTTTTCTAATTGCTCTCTATCTTCTAAACTAAAGTTTTTTCTATTTGATAAATACTCTTGTATTTCAGCGACAGTGCCTGTAAATGTAGGCTCACCTTCCTTTTTAATTTCGTATGTTAAGGCCATACCTTGCTTCGGATCTTTTCTGCCTGTTGCTTTAATTTCTAAACCTATATTTTTATAGGCTAAATTAGCTCTTTTTAAGTCATCATTTTCAAATCTTTTCGTGCTAGTACCTCTAGCGCGTGTATCAGCACCAATTAAAACGTTATAGCCAACTCCTTCTTTAATAACATTTTCTTTTGCTCTATCTAAATCTACTTTTAACATGTTTAACTGAGCAATAGTTTCTTTACTGCCATCAAGAGTTATAGTCTCTTCTGATCCATCAGGCCTCCTAACAACAACTCTATCACCTGTTGTTGGCTCAATACCAAAATTTACAGAACCGTATTCTTGTTTAAACCTAGCTACAATGTCATCATTATTTTTTGAAGCCCAAGTTACAGAGTTACGCCAATCAAAATCACTGTTTTTATTCATTGCAGCAACCTCTTTTGCTTCTGCTTCTTTTCTATCTTTTTCGTCTTGTGCCGCTTGCTTTTTATCTTCTTCAATTTTTTGATTAGCCAGCTTTTGCCTTTCTATTTCCTGAGCTTTTTGCTGAGCATACACAGATTGTCTGTTTTTTATAAAAGTATCAATTAAAGCTTGAGCTCGCTGCACAGGAACCCTATCAGCTTTCATTTGAGCTACCGCATCTTTAAGTTTTTGTTTATCTTGAGGATTTAAATACATATTAAATTAAACCGTAAGTGTTTAGTTGACCAGATTCTTTTTTATAAGCTTGAGCTATGTCTGCTCTTGCGCCGCCATAGTTTTTTTCTAGTATAGATGTATAGTAATTACCAACAGCTTTTTTAGTGATACTTTCTTCATAATAATCATTTTTAGGATTAACTAACGCATCAAATATTTTGTCACTATCTTCTTGTGATATAAGTTTAGCTTCTTCCATAGATATTTTACCATTACCATCTGTATCGTAAACCTGACCGCTAGACGACACAGTATCTATGCCTAGCGCTTGATATGACAAACCACCAATGTAATCTTTAATATTTTCAGCCATAGTAGCTTCACCAGTAAATACGTTGTCATTTAATATAGACTGTATGTTTGCTGTTTCTAAAACTTGCATTACTTTTCTGTTTGTTTCGTCTTTATTAAATTCTTTATATTTATCATTGTCTGTACTTAAACCTTCGTTTATAGCAGCTTCATTCATTAAAACCTCGTTTATACCTAATAAATCATTATGAGTTTTAACATCTCTTTTTGAGTCATCTAATATTTTTTCAAGATCACCTTTGCTATATAGCTTGCCATCAGGACCTTTTATTTTAGATACACCGTCTTCAAACACAACTTCAGTATTAGAGTCTAGTATAGAGTTTAATAGGTTTTGTGTATCTGAATCTAAACCTTTTATTAAGTTTGGCAAAGCTTTACCATCAACACTTTTTGTATCTATAGTTTGAGCTACTTCTTTTCTAAAATCTACCCATGTTGCAGTGTCTGAGCTAAGGTTATTTAATTGGCCTAATAACTTTTGCTCTTCTTCTTTGTTTCCGTCTTGAACAGCTTTGTCGTATTTGGCTTGTAAATCTTCTACTTGAGGTCTATAAGCGTTTAAATAATTTTCGTTTAAAGCGCCGCTTCTATCTAATACTTTTGTAGCAAGATCTTGTCCTGTTTTTTTACCATCAGATATTCTTTTAGCTTCTGTTTTAGCATCAGTCTCTCTTTTATTAGCTAAATCAGTACCTAACTTATTAAGGTCTTTACCAATTTTACCAATAACATCTACTCCTCTTTGACCAAAGCTTTTTTGTGCTTCAGACATTTTAGCAGCTTTATATGCGTTTACTAAATTTACATTCATATCTTTATTATTGTTTTTTCCAGAAAGGATTTTGGAAATCCATTTTACCTCCTACACCACCAGTTAAAGCACTAGTAACACCTCCAGCTGCTTGCGATATTCCGTCGTACATTTGTTGATTAGCAACTTGCTCTTTCATATTTGCAGCTTGCATATCGGCAGCGTCCATACCCATAAGTGTAGATATTTTGTTTTCTTCAGCTTGTCTCTTTTGCATTTCACCTCCTATTTGCATGTCTTGTATTCTACTAGCCTCAGCTCTTTCTAATTGTTGATTAGCTTGCTCTTGTTTACCAATAGATATAGAAGCAGTCTTAGCGTCCATAGCACCTTGATTAGCTAGTGTTTGTGCTAACGCCGCTATACCAGAACTACCTGCTGATTGTTTCATTTGGTTTAATATATTTGCTTGGCTTTGTTGCTGTTGTTCTTTTATAAACTCTGCTTCTTGCTGGTTAACTGTTAAGTCCTCCATTTTATTTTCCATGTTCATGTAAGGATTGCTAGTATCTAAAGCTGCAAAATCTGCTTTTCTTTTCATCATTGATGCTTTTGCTTCAGCAGCTTCAGCTTCAGCAGCTTTTCTTCTTTTATTTGCACCAATAGCTTTAGCTACACCAGCACCAACAGATACAGCAGCAGCACCGACTAGTAAAAAACTCATAGTTTATTTATTTTGATTAATGTATTCTTCATATTCTTTTATATCTTTTGCAACAATGTCTTTTTCTAATTGTTGTATATCTTGTGTGTTTGTTGGGTTTTTATGTATGTTAACAAATATGCTATTATCATTTGCATATATAACTCTTTTAGTACCTGGTTTTGCAACCACATAACAAGGCGCAACATAATCTTCTATACCTTTTTCTGTAGCTACTGATATGTGACCTGACAATAAAAACCATACATGTAAGTGTTTATGTATAGCTCCTACTACAACAGAGCCTTTTTCCATTGACATTTGTCTAACATATATACCGTCTGCAAAAGTATGTTTTAAAGGAAAGTGTTTAGAATCTTGATGAGTTACAATATCTACCTCATCAGCTTTATTTATCAATGCCGTTTGAAAATTTAAAATTTTCTCACGAGTAGATAATTTTACATCTTTATTCATATTTAATTTAATTATAATTAAATAATCACACTTTTTTTACATTATTTACTACTTTCAAACATATCTACAGCAACTCCAAACAGTTCAGATTTTATTGTACTTGTGTTTTTCATTTTTACTTCTGCAAAATAACCTAAAATACTACTTAAATTAGCCTTATTATCTTTCATAAAAAATATAAAAGACCCACTAGGTGGTACTGCTAAATGGTTTTGTATAGTTATGGCGTTACCACTTATACCTGTTATTGTACCAATACTAACTATATTAGACTGTGTAGCTATTGAAAAACTACCAGAAGAACTAGTTGGCACGTAGTATGCAAAATCACCTACTTGGCAAGATACGTTTAATGGTTGGCTAAATGTTAATGTTACTGGCATGTTATGTTATTGTTATAAAATTAGGTTGTAGTATTACGTTACCGTCAGGTATTGAAGCTGTAGACTTTCTACCATAGCTATTTACTTTTATTACACCTGTTACAGTTACAACTGTAGCCGCTTCATTTATAGTTGCTACAGCGCTTTTTAAAGTATAATCGTAGTCACTAGTAAATTCTATTGTTTCTTCTTGAGGAATAGCAGCTGTTGTATTCGCACTTAAAGTAACGCTATCGTTAGTTGTAACAGTAATTACTGTTGTACCTACAGGTATTGCTTCGTGAGAAGCTACCATACCAACCTTTATACCCGCTGTATCTGCTATATGTATAGTGTTAACATTAGAGTTTTCATCAGATATAGGTTTAGCTTTTGTTAAAGAACCTTTGAAATCTCTTACTGTAGGTTGTCTATCAAGTGTCATTGTACCTGATGATTTTGTATAAGTAAATGTAAAAGCTCTTTCACCAGAAGTTTCACCTAACTGTGTTAACTCAGTAGCACTATGTATAGTTGTACTACCACTTGCATTTAAGTTTGTTTTAGTTGTAGGTGTAAAAGTTTGATTACCTGTTTCTTCTAAAACTGTAAAGTTTAACTCGTTTATAGCATTAGGCACGCTACTGTCTAAAGCTAAACTACCAGCAGAGCATATAATACTATATGTACCAGCGCCATTGCTAGGTATTGCAACAGTAAAATCTTTTTGAAATACGCCAACAACACTAGTTTGATCTGAAGTAGCAAAGGTTGAGGTTAATACGTTACCACTTCCTTCTAGCGCTTCAAAAGTTTGGTTTGAAAAATTATAAGTTGAATCAACTGCATTACCAGCTGCGTTTAATTTAGCTACTTGTAAACCAAAGTTACCAGTTGCGTTTGATCTTACTAATATACCCTTACTACTAGACAAAATAGCATTAGGACTAGTTAAAACGTTTGTTATTCTATTGCTTACAGTAGGCAATGCTTTTACTTCGTAAGTAAATCTAATGTCATGTAACAATGCGTCAAAGTCAGAAGGATCTGGGTCTAGACCTGATATACCAACTGGAGGTGTATAAGATATTTCTATTGTAGAGCTTTTTATTCTGTTTGTTTGTCCAGTTGCAGTATGCATTGTGTTTATAACATTAAAAGCATATTGATTTTCATAACCTAAGTTTGCTGTTAAAGGGTTCCAAAATACATTAACACCTTTGTCACTACCTTGTAAAGGGCTTAAATGACTATCGTTTGTTGAAGTAACTGTATACGTAGCAACTATTGTAGATTGATTACCTGCTACAACACCAGAGTGTTTGTTAGTGTTAGACATTGAAGAATAGCCGTTAGCAGAAACGTGTGAAATACTACTACCACCAACAGAAACTGAAGAGTTGTTTTGAGGTGTAAAGCTAACTCTAAAAACAGAAGTTCTGTTAGGTGTATTAGCTACTATAGGTGGTGTTGAAGCAGAACTCTTTAAATCAACATCTACAAATATAGTTTTATCAGAACTAGGCATTGTAAAAGAGTTGTAAGATATTCTTACAGAAACTCTGTTACCAGGATCACCAGCTATACCTTGATTAAAAAATTCAACTTGACTAACTTCAGGATCTGCGTTCCAACCCGAGGCCTTAGTGTAAATATAAATTGTTGAATTACCAGAGCCGCTAGTTGTAAGCGTACCACCTGGAACTTCAAAGTCTGCAGCGTCTAAATCAAAACCAGAGTATTGAGCAACTTGTTGTGAGTTTAAAACCATGTTACTTATAGTATCAGTTACAATGCCGTTACCTGTTGGTTGTTGCTCTGTCATTGTAGGTGTTGAGCTAGGACCAAGGAACCTAAATGTAGAAGGATCAGCGCCGCTAGAGTCCCAGTTAGTACCATCAGAAGCTGTGCTATTAACTTTTACTGTTATTTTAAATATTCTACCTGTACTACCACTTGAGCTTATAGAAGCAACACCTAAGCCTTGAACAGAAAACTCTCTTTGGTCTAAGTTAGCGTCTGTAGATGTAACTCCTTTTAAACTAGCAAACCACTTGCCTTCTTTTTCTTTAAACTCTATGTTTTCAGCGTCTTGTAAATCTGTTTTTAAATTGTCTAAGTACCAACCAGCTTTGGCGTTTAAGTTGTAATACTCACCATCTGTATAATTAACACCGCCTTGAGTTACGGTTGAAAACTCAGTTATTCTAGCCTGCGTGCCTTCGTAGTTTATTAAGTTAAAACTTTTTACAGAGCTAGGCATCTCGTTAAATATCATTGTAATATCAGAAAAATATTGAACGCCGTAAAAATTGTTAACAGTGTTGTTAGTATGATGTTTCCACATTGAACCTTGTCTAAATGTGTAATACTCATTATTTAAACTAACACCAAACTCTAAACCATTAAAGTCCTTAAAGCTTGTCCAACCTTGAGCTCTATCAGACCAACTAATAGTTGTTGTAGTAGGTCTATATTGATACCTGCCGTTCATTTGGGCCAGCGTTAAATTATACTCTGATTTTTTATCATCGTAACTACCTATAGCAAAGTTTATATCTTTTAAATTATCGTTAAAATAATCTTTCATACCAGCTTCAGATATTACACTTATGCTAGATCCACCTTGTAGTTTAAGAACCTGGCTTCTCATTTGATCACACCAGTATATAGCGTCAGATGTAACAGACACAGACTCTGGGTTTGTAGATATACCGTAGTCACCAGGTATTGGTGTTGCGTTACCTAAAACTTTATTGCTAGCAGAAACGTTAGCACCACCATCAGCATTAAATAAAGCGTCTTTATTTGTTAATATACTTAATATTTTATCTTCACAAAAAGCTAAAGTGTTAGTATTTCTAGCTACAATTTTTTGTATGCTACCATGACTTGGGTTTAAGTCTTTTGTTATTGGCTCTGCTTGTATAAACTGGTTTAAATTATTAGTACCACTAATAGAGTTAAATATACCAGACCATATAAAACCACTAGCTCTATGCTCTTCGGCATATTCCTGAGCGGCTACAGAAGATGCTTTTACACCGTTTGCTATTTGCGTTAAAGCAAAACCATCTCTAACTCTATCTGACTCTATACCGTTACCAAAAGCAAAACAATTACTCCAACCTAATTTTAAAGGATTAAAATGTGGAGCTCTCCATGGTACAGGGCCTCCTTGAGGATCTGTAGGCGACTTACCTGTTAATATTCCTACAGCTGTAGCACCAGCAGCGTAGTTGCCAGACTCTTTTACAATGTACAAAGATATACATGAACCGTCGTACCTATCAATTGCTACTATTTGATTGTGGTTAATAGCGTCAGTTAAGCCCATTGTATTGTCAATAGTATTTCTAACAGTTAAGTTGGTAATATCTTTGTTGCCATCTTGATTTACAGCTGTTACTTCATATATTACATCTGTAATACCATCAGCTGCTAAATGAAAATTGCCAGATGGATTTCTAACTTTAAATGTAGAGCCAAGAGGTATTAACAACTCATTGTTGTCAGCATCAACATCAAGAGGTAAACAACCTGTAGCTTCGTAATAAATATCTAGTCCTATATCTTCTTTTGGTTCAGTTTCCCATATAGCAGGGTTTTCTGTAGATAATTCAGAGCCACCGCTTTCTGAAACGTAGTCTTCTCTTAAAATATCTATAGCAGTTGTGCTACCACCATCATGTCTCATTAAGCTTAATACGTCAAACTCTTTTGGGTCCATTGGTCCACCACCATCAAGTTTTTCAAACATAACATTAAAGAAACTACTTTTACAACCAGTTTTATGAGGTTTACAGTTTTTACAACCACTAGTTCTTGCAAAATTATAAACTTCAGCTGCACCACCTCTGTCTATAACTTTATAAGCTGTTTGTGTTGGGTCATCTCTAAACCTAAATATAGTTCCAGATGTTTTCATTAACTCGTAAAACTTGTGTATTCTTGACTGTGCAGCGCTGTGATCTGCAAACCAACCCATAAAGCCAAAGTATATTCTACTATAACTAGAGTAATGTCTTATACCACCACAGTCATCACCTCCTTGAGTACCATAACCACTTCCCGGTGTTGCTGGATCTCCACTGTGTGTGAAGTGAACACCATTTCTATTGTTATGGTGAGGATGTCCTGATGACTTCCAATTATATCCATTTACTTTTATACCTTCTATATAAAGTCTATCACCGCTAAAAGACTCCCACCAATCTTTTGTTCTGCTGTTAGAGTTGTTATTACCACAATGGCCAAACTCATGTCCTCCACCAGCCGTGAAGCTAGCAAAACCACCACCACTGAAAAAGTTTGCGTTAAACTTTGTGCTTTGACCGCTTTGACCTGAGTATGTTACGTTACCTGATCTATTAAAAGGGTGAGTATGGCCAGCTGTACTTGTAGCTGTTCTTGTAGGGTGTTTTTGAAAGTTTTGATTATTTCTATTTCTTGGACCAACTAAAAGCCTTATGTCAAAAGAGTCTTGTATACTTAAAGCTATTGAAGGATCTTGATCTACCATTACAGCGTCTTTTAATAATAGGTCTTTGTAAATTTTTACAAAAAACCTACCGTTAAATTCTGGTCTGTTAGTAACAACATCTTCTCTTAACTCTAAAGAATAATTAATAGTACCAGACAATATAGAAGACATGTCTGCTTCATCACCAAACTTAGTAGCAATTCTTATACTAGTGTCGTTACCATTATTACTAGCAAGTCCTTTTATACTAACAACTTGAACCCAGTCAGTTGTTGCTGTATTACCACCTGAAGATCCTACTATTCTAGCATAACCAAAACCACTAGATATTTTTGACCAAGTATCTGCTAAAAACTTATCTCTATCGCCAAAACCAGCTTCAAAATTAGCTTTAGAAAATATAAAATTAACAGCATTTTTATTTACCGACGCAACTTGCGAGTCCATAACAATTGAACCATGACTAACTTTTTTAGTTTTTATATAATCAGGCGCGTCGTTTTCAATAGCTATAATTTTATATCTAGCTCTTTCTAACACAGGAATATCTGAGTCGTGTTGTTTTTTAAGTATTAAGTAAGTATCTATATCTACTTTATTTCTTTCAGCTGATGGAAAGCTAATCCAAACGTTACCATCTTCAGCATCGTACCAACGGTCCATCGCTAAATTGTAATACTCGTTAGAAGTTTCTTTTATATAATACTTTAAATACTTAGCCCAACTAGGAACAGTAGTACCAGTATAGTCTAATCTAGTTCTTATTTGGTTTAAATTAACAGACCATTTTTTATCTAACGTTATACTACTACTTTTCTTAGGAACAAGCACTGGTGTTTCTCTACCGCACTTATCACCAAAAACTACACCTAATTGATATGTTCTAAGTGTTTTAATAGAAGGTAAACCGTTTGCGCTAGGCTGTTTATAGTTTTCTCCAAAACCGTGATAAAAAGAAACTCCTAAGTCAATATCGCCAGACAAGCTGTAATTTTGTTTGTAGTTACCAAAAACAAGTCTGTTACCTGTTATAGCTAAAGCTTTAGCGCTTTTAGGTACGTTATCATAAGGTCTTAATAATTGATTAGACTCAACAAGAGCGTGTATCATTTCAGACGTTATGGTATAAGCACCTCTGTTTCTATTATTAGTTCTATCTGGCCACTCTGGATTGTCGTTTTTTGATGTTAAAGTTTTTACAGTGTAAATAGCTGGTGATGACTCTTCTTTGTATAATAAGTCTATAGCTACAACTTCTGCAGGCACTAAACTAAACTCATGAAAATAATCTTTTAGAGTTATAAATTTAACTCTATTTGTCATACCTATGTTAAAACCTTTTTTACATACGTAGTCAAAATCACCTGGTATAAAAGCTACTTGTGTCCAAGGTGCATAAGCAGAATACTCACCATCTACGTATTTGTATCTATATGAAAATCTAGGAAACTTAAATTCAAATAAATTAGCATCACTTTCTAATCTCAATGCAAAATCAGTATCTACGTTTTGAACATCTTCACTTACAGAGTTTATTGTTAATTCATAAGGACCTGTTGAACCACCGTTGTTTGGCATACCACCAGGAGCATCTGACACTGTAGCTCTTACTAAAGCGTCACTACCATCTAAATCATCTATATCAGAAGTTATGTCATCTGTTAATATAACTATATCACCTACTCTTAAATCAATAGGACTTACAAAATTAATATTACTAACAATATGACCAGGCTCAAAAACATCACCGCTACTGTCTCTAAACTTTGTTTGAGCAGATAAAAAACCACTAGTAGCATTAGCATCTCCTAAATTACCACTAGACAAGACAGGTATTCTTTTTAATACTGTCTCTGACATTTCAAGTCTAAGAGGAAACTTTGGTGAAGGTTTTATTACTGTAATGTCACTAAGTTCAGAAAACACAGGTTCGTTATCTGTTCTTGACATTGCTAACTCATTTTTTAAAGATATTCTAGTATGAAAATTTGAGTTATCTCCAGAAAATACTAATCTACGGTTTGGATTGCCTGAAGCTAAGTTTGTTGCAGCAGATCTTGCTTGAGTGTTATCCCAGTCTCTAACCCTTGCATTACCACCTGTACCTTGTATAGATCTTTGAATATTTATTTTTTTAGGCTCATTATTACCATCAGTCCAAAGCAATAAACCATCAATATCATCTATAGCTGTAATTTTTATAAAAGGATCAAATTCTAAAACTCTTTTTGCAGAAAAAGTTACGTTATCACCAACTGAGCTAGCAACACCTTCTGATAATACTATATGCCAACCATTTGAACCATCTCTAATAACATCTTCAACTGTTACGTTATCATTTTCACTTATAAAATAATCATTACCATTAGTTACAGTATTTCCATTAGGCGCTGTTATATTACCACCAGTATTGTTAGTAAAAGTACCTGTCATAACCATACCTCTTCTTATACCAGTGTAGTTGTAAACATTGCTTGATCCTGATGGTACTCTAACTTTGTTACTATTAAGAGCTTGATTAAGCGTTTGTTTTACTTTATATATATCTACAAAAACATATGTTGATGTTTGGTTTATTGTATCGTATTGTACAATACAGTCTTTGTATATTAATGGTTGAAAGCTTTGAAGTTTAGGATGTCCACCGCTATGTACAAAATAATATATAAAATCTTTTTCAGGTAATTCATGTACGCCAACACAAGTAGAATAATCATTAAGAACTACATTAGTTGTTACTTCTGTATTTCCTAAAACAGTTTGTACTGAACCAGCGTCAGACTCATCAGAAGTTGCTATTTGTACATTGTTAGCGTCACGATACTGACCAGGCTCCACGAGTCTTTCATCGCGGTCTTTATTCATTTTCGCTTGCCCAAAATTTCTTTTTAGTTCTGCCATTAATTAGTGTTTAATCCATTTAGATTTACCTCTCATTATTTGAGCTATTTCTTCTATCTTTATATTTGATAATCTTATTTTTGCTTTTCTAGTTTCTGCAAACTTTTCTTTTTTAAGTAACGCTAACATGCCTGGTGGCTGCTGCATTCTAGCTTGCATACAACCATACAGCACGTGCTTTATCATAGCTTCTTGAGCAAACTTATGTACAATAAAATCTTGCTCAGTATGTATTTCGTTGTTAAAAGGAGGGTCACTATGCACACCTGTTTGTAAAGCTCCAACGCCGTCACTTATATATTTTAATGTTATAACTTTACCTACTAAATTACCAGATAAATGTAATCTACCTTTTAAGTAATCTATATAAAAAGATCCATGAGCATTCATGTGTCTAGGCTCAGAACCAAATCTTTGACCTTCTTGCAAATCATAAATGTCATACTGATCAGCGTCGTTTTGATGTGGAGTAGCTACACCGGTATTACCACTTAAAACACCAGTGTTAACTGTATTACCATGATAATCAAACCAAGTGTTTGAATCACTAGCATGAGTAGCAGCGCCATCACTATCAAACTCTAGCTTGTAATCATTATCTTGCTGATAAGGCGTTGGGTTGCTAGTTACTATCGCTGGCATTAAAGTTCTTTCAATACCGTCATCACCTTTGTAAGTAACTTTAGTATAACCTACAAAATCAATAGGTAAAGCCATTATAAGTGATGGTGGTATTTCTATCTCCATAGATTTTACAGATCTAAACGTATCAAAGCTTAATTCTTGTAAAGATCTATGAGCATGGTATGTTACATCTGATTTTCTTACGCCTTCAAGTATTTGATCTTTTTGACAATAAGTTGCTAACACGTCGTTTATAACGTCGCTTACTTTATAAAACTGATAATTACCATATTGTCTGTCATCACCGGTTAACTGCAGCCCGTCTTTTCCTTCAAAATATTGTTTTTCTGTTAATGTTATTAAGTTTACTGACATGTTATATTATTTTGTTTGTGCGTCGTTTTGTTGTTCTTCACCTGAAGCTATTTGTACTAAACCTGGCTTGTTTATTGTAATACCAGCAAGCTCTAATATTTTTATAACTAAATTAGTTTCTTCTGATCTATGTAAATTAAAATCTACTGAAGTTGAAGCGTTATATAATGCTTGTTCGTTTACAACAACATAACCCCACTCAACGGCTCTAGGTACTTCAGCTACAACTTCTATTTTTAAACCTGTTGTTAAAGGAGTTTTACCCGTGCTTTCTCTATATAAAGAAAAAGTACCGTCTGTGTTTTCTGTGTAATAAAAGTTTTCTTGATTATTAGTGTGCCACCTTGAATTAGTTTTAGCATCATATAAAGATTTTATATGATCTAAATGGTAGTAGTCAACAAGTTGTAATGGAATACTAGAACCGCCTGTGCCAGAGTAATACATTCGGCCAGTTCTATATATAGATGATGACAAAGGTGGTAAGCTAAAACTACCATTAGTAGCGTTGTATGTTAAAGCTACATCTGTACCTTTGTATATAGATATTTTTTCTCTTAGAATATTTACAGTATCACCAAAGTCTGGTTCTAATGGGTTGTTAGCTCCAGGGTTTAGTTGAGGTGCTTCTGCTCTTTTATTTAAATTAACCATAGCAGCTAAATCATAAAAGTATTGCTCAAATATATCTAGTTGAGCTTGATTAGCATGCAAGTTAAATTCTTGTGGCGTAATATAGCCTCTTTGCTCTTTGTTAGCTAAAGCTAATACTCTTTGGTAAACTGTATTTATACTTATGGTCGTTTGACCAGCTATTATTAATGCCATATATATTTTTTTAAAATAATGTAACCACCCTATATAAGGGTGATTACATATTATTGTTTTACTTTAATTGTTTTTCAATTGAAGTTAAAACCTCCATACCTTCGTCAGTTTTAAACCAAGCGGCTAAAGCTGAATATGGGTGCTCATCAAATGGAACATTCATTAGTTTTCTATTGTTTGAAGTCCATGAAAACATCCTATTGTCAGGCGATAATGATAATATACCAAGTTCTGTAGCTTTTATACCTACATTTCTTAAGTGTATATTATCGTCATTCATTAAATCTAAGAACAGTTTTGGATTTCTTTTAGCAAATACAAGTAAATCTCTTTTAAGTTCCTTAGATGACATCTTAGCAACGCTAGAACCTAATTCTACACGCATTATTGCTTCAGTCATATCTATATCAAGAGTTCTTGCTGCTACTAAAGCATCAACTTCTAATTCTATTTCTTCTAACTCGTTTATCGCTCTTTCTTGAGGTTTAATTTCAAAGTAATGTACATCTTTTGATGGTGAATATAAAGATAAATACTTTTGCAAAATAACTTCATTTGCAGGTACTGCTAAAACTCCGTTTCTAAAAACTATAGAACCAAGTATTTGATCGCCTTTCATTTCATCAACAAAAACTGTTTTTTGATTTTTACAGTATTTTATTTCTCTCTCATAACCAGCTTCTCTATCAAAGTAATATTGACCTCTTGATTTTACGGTAAATGTTAAAGGAGATTTATTTTCTGTTAGCTTGTAAACTCTATCTTTAATTTCCCAACCCCCAACTATATTTTTAGTTGGTTCTTTTCTTTTTGGTTTTGTAGTTTCAACAACTGTTTCAACTACAGGCATCTCTGCCTTTTCTATTTTTTTTGCCATAATATAATATAATATAAGTTAATAAAAGAAAGGGTCGAGGCCGAAGCCTCGATCCTTAATAAATAATGATTACGTAGTCATTAATAAGAAGTTGTTTGCTCCTTGAACTACTAAACATCTTTCTGATAAGAAGTGCATTTCCATCGCATCTAAGTCAGAAGTAGTAGCACCAACTGAACCAGTAGTCCATGTTTTGTACTTTCTGCTTTCCATGTTAGAAGCTCTGAATCTTACGTGTAAGAAAGGTCTTTTTAGGTTTTTACCTAATACCTCATCATATACAGTAGAAACACCAGCTGGTATCATAACACCAGTAATGTTATCTATAACACCTCTAGTACCTTTGTCGTTTAGGTATTTAAAGTCAGACTTGTAGAAGTCATAAGAACCTCTTCTGAAACCAGTAAAGCCTAAGTTTAACGCCATTTCTTCTGAGTTGTTAAATACTCCCCAAGAAGTACCATTTGAATGGTAAGCGTTTAAAGAAGCTAACCAGTCGTCAAAGTTAAGAGTTACAGCTCTATTTAAGAACATCATGTTTTCTTCAATAGCACCTTGCTCATCTAACTTAGCGATTAAGTCATCAACTTCAGAAGTTACAACACCATTGTTAAAGTCAGATGTTACATGACCTCTATCAGTGATAGCTGCAAACAAACCTTCAGTACCAGTAATTTTACCAGCTGCACCAGTAATAGTTGAAGGTACCATTGGGTTTGAACCTGCATTAGCAGTTGACTTTTCTGACTCAAGCATAGCCATTTCTAAGTAATCGTTGAAACGAGCTTTAGTATCACCAGAAGCTTTTAAGTACCAGTAGTAACCGTTTTGTCCGTCTTCACCAGAAATTTCAACCCAACCTATTTGAGCAGCATCAGATCCAGAGATCTCATACTTGTCTTTTAATATGATTGGCTTGTTAGTTCTAGTTTGGAATTGTGGCTTGTTAGCACCAACTCTACCTACAGAACCTTTTACATACTCAGAACCAAAAACCATAATAGTTGCTGCTTCAGAACCTGTTAAACCAGTTGACATGTCAGCTGCATTAGTGTCATAAGCAAATGCAGTTATTGTACCAGTAGTTACTGCGTTTACGAAGAACTTCTTAACAACTGTAGTTTTTCTAACTAAAAGCATGTCACCAGGTCTTACGCCGTGGTTATTACCTATTGTGTTACCATCAACATCTTTAGCCGCTGACATAGTAATTGTTACATCACCATCAAGCGAACCAGAAGATACATTAGCAACTGTACAGTTAGTATAAGTTAGGTGTAATCTACCTTGCTCTGACCAAATAACTTGATCTGCAGACATAGACTCTTCTGCACCTACTCTTGATAAGAAACCAGAGATAGTTCTATTACCAAATATCTCAGCTTCTTTTTCAATTAAGTCTGGCAAATATTGTTGTGCCCAGCCTTTTTCATCAGCTGAGGTAAAATCAATATAGTTTGTTGCCAGCGTTTGTTTTATAGGAGCTGGTGTCATTTTACCAGTTCCTTGAAAATTTATCGCCATTTTAAAATTGTTTTTAAATTAATTATTAGTTTCGTGTTTTAATACGCAATTTCATATCATCAGAGCTATCTCCTAAAACCTTAACAGTTATACCGTCTTTTGTCACTGTGTGTGACTGTCTAGAAGTATTAATGTTTTTGGCTTCAGCAACCGATGTTTTTATAGCATCAGCTTTACCTTGCTCATAAAAATGATTTGCAATTGCATCAGGATTCATTGCCGTAAATAAACCTTTGTGATAACCAGCAGCATCTTCCATAACACTGTCTTTATTCAAAAACTTTTCGATAAAGTTATTTATGTCACTTTGTTGTTGCTTCACTTTGTCTATGTTACTAACATTGTATGTTACCTGCTTGTCACCAACTTTAAATTCAAAACCTTTGAAATCGTTGTTAAAAACCTTTTCGGTTTTATCTAAGAATACATCAGCTTGCATCTGTACAATTTTAGCTTGTTGCTCTTCTTCCTGCGTGTAGTTATTGTAGAAATCAATTGCTTCTTCTTGCTCGCTCGTAAGCTTTGCAGAATTACCTTTAATTTCTTCATAGTATTTAGACTTTTGCCCGTCTAAGTAGGCTTTAGCCTCAGCAACTTGCTCTTTTAAGGCTAATTTTTTTCTTCTTATTTCTTTGTCATCAGCTTCGTCTTCATCGTATGAAAACTGATCTTCTAACATAAAATTAATTTCTTCGTTATTAAGATGCGGTTTAGTTCTTTTGTAATAATCTTGTAAAACTTCTGAGTCATCTAACTCATTAACATCTGTATTAAGTTTTACATAATCATCTAAGCTACCACCAGTTTCTTCCATAAACTGTTTTAGCTTTGCTAAGTCGTCCTGTGTTACTTCTTCTTCTTGAACTGGTTGTTCAACTGGTTGCTCCTCATCTGAAACGGCGCTTTGTACTTCTTCAACCACTTCTTCGCTACTTTCTTCGTTTTCGGGTTGTCCGACAACAGCATCGCTATCATTTGTTTCTGGTTCTTGAACGGCATCTTCTTGTTTTACTTTTGTTAAATCTATTTTATAATCACCATCTTCGTTTACCGATACTGGTGATTCTTGTTCTGTAGTTTCGTCTACAGGTTGTTGTGTAGTTTCTTCAACTACTTCTTTGTTTTCTTCCATGATATAATAATATTAAATAATTAGTTAAACGTCCATATCCAAGCCTTGACCCATCACGTCATTACCTGATGACTCAAACTTTTCTGGACTTTCTCTTTGATCTTTACGATCTTCTTTCATACTGTCTTGCTGTACTTTAGCATCTGCTTCCATACCTTTGAGTTTTCTATTTATTTCAAACTCATGATCCATTAATTCTTTTTTAAGCCTAGCCTCTTCTCTCATGTATTGCATTTTTAAATCATTTTGAGTTTTAGCCATATCCATTTGAGACTGAGTTCTAGCTTGTTCTTCTTGCATTTTAGCTTGTGAGGCAGCTTGTGCAGCTTGTTGATTTGTTTGTGACTGCATTTTCATGTTTCTTTCAGCTGCTTGTTGATCTTTTTCAGCTTTCTTTTTTCTACGTAGTTTTAACAACTGATTAGCCATTTTTATATTTTTCACCTCGCGTAAATCAATAGCATCATCTAAATCTATTAACTTAGCTTGTAAAGCCATTTGTATGTTGTTTTCTAACACTTGTTTTTCTTCTTCATCTGGCATTAGCTGTATAAATATACCAAAGTCATACAAGTGTAATTCTGCTAATTCTTTTAACGTAGCTACATTGTGAGCTCCTATAGCTTGTATAAACGCTTCTTTAGTTGGTGAATATTCTATAATATCAGATATTCTTAATGATAACTGTTCTGCAGCTTCTACTGTTAAAAATAAACTAGCATCTAGTATATGCCTTGTTGCTACATTAGAATTAGCAGCTGCTATTTTTTGTATACCTACTAACGATCTTGAATCAGGTGTAGAAGCATCTCTAGCCTCATTTAAACCGGTTACATCTCTAATCATTTGTAAGTAATAATTATAATTACCTATTAATGATTGTAATTTACCACCAGCACCTTGACCATTTGATATTTCTTGTATTGGTATTTTACCAGGATTACCATCACCGTCTTGAGTAAACGATCTACCAATAACACTACCTGTTTGGAAAAACATGTTTAATGCTTCTTGCGGATTATAATTTGTTCCGTTACCAAGATCAACTTCTGCTAAACCATCAATATCTAAATAAACACCGTCTGGTACCATACGTGATAATACTTGTTGTATTTTTAAATGAGTTAGCTGTATCATATCAGCAAAACCAGTTATTCTACTAACAACTGATTCTATTTTACCTCTATACATTTTAGGTGCAACTAAAGAATAATTCATTTTTACTTTATTAAAATCACTCTTATCTCTCATCATGTTGTCTGCTTTTTGCCACTTCAACATAATATCTGTACCTAATATTTTAGCGCCTTCAAACAAAACCTCACAAGCTTTTTGTGTTCTTACAAAATCAACTTGTTTTTCTGCTGGAGGATTAAACGTGTCATCTTTTTTTATAGCTTTTTCTCCGCCAGTACTAGTTGTTTTAATTTTATAAACATCGTTCATATATGTTTTATAATTAAAATACAACACAGATATTTTATTTCTATCTCTATTATAGCTTTGCATCCTATTATCTGCCATTCTAGTATATCTTTTATCTATACTTTCGAGATCAGCTTCTGTTAATTGAGGAAACTCTTTTACAAGTTCATTTATAGGTATGTATTTAACTTCACCTATATAATATATGTCTTCAAAATAAGGAGAGTCACTGTGTGAATAAACTATATTTGCCGGATCAACATACTGTACTCTAGCCCCTTCAGACCAATCAAAAGTTGTTTTTACACAACCAATACCTAGTACAGTTAAATCTTCTAAACATCTTCTTCGTACTAAATCATACTTACTACCTTCTAGCAAAACATTTATAGCTTGTTCATTTGCCATTTCAACTTCTTGTTTGTAAGTTAATTGCATATGAAGCCTTAACTCTTCTAATGTTTCTGGCAGCTGCTCAGGATCTGTTTTAGATAAATCCATATTAAACTGCTGTTTAGCTTGATTGTTAAAATCTTTTGTACGCATGTCTTTTAACAAGTCTTCCATGTACTCTGTTCTCTTTGCCATACCATACTGGTCTTGAGAATATGCTTTTATATCAAAACTTCTATTTGCCATACCGTTGACAACTATATCAACAAACTTAGGTATAATAGGTACTGGCGTCCAGTCTAAATTAAGATAAGACAAATCACCATTTATAGACAACTCGTCTTTGTATTTTTGTATTGATTGTTCACCTCTCGCGTATAATCTAAGATTATGAAACTTTCTCTGCGTTTGAGAATATCGGTTAGAAGCAGGACCATCAAACCACTCTAGCTCAATAGCTCTAGCTACTTTTAACCCGTACTTGTCAGAAACTTTTTCTAAGTCACTAACAACTTGAGAAGGAAATTCTTTATATAGAGAATCTGCCATGTTATTGTTTAATTATTTTTGAATTTGTTCCTTTATTGCTATACTTAGCAATTTTTATATTTACCGGTGCCTTTTTCATTAGTGGGTTTGGTTTGTATAAGTGTCTATTACAGGCCATTATAGCTAAACCAGAACTAATAGTTGCATCGTATTTTGTTCTTTTATTTATATCAAATCTACTCCAGTCATTTAACGTAGAATTAAAATACATATTACCAAAGCCGTTTTTAGTTTGTCCAACTTTTTCTTGTATATACATTTCAATAGCAGCAGCGTGCGCTTGCTTTATATCTTCGCTAGTGTTTGGTATACCACCTATTTCTTTTTCTGTTGTAGACAGTTTGTTCCAAACTTTATCAGGTCTGTTCATGCTAAAACCTCTATAACCTCTACGCCTTAAATGATATAACAGCCTAGGTTTGTTGTTTTCAGCAAGCATAGGCATGCCATAAAAAATTAAAGCCATTAATACGTCTTCAAAAAATATTTCAGCTGTTTGTGGTCTAGCTACGTATTCTAAAAAAAATTGACTAGGTGGACAGTCTTCCATGCTAAACTTAGTTAAACCATGTAAAGCGCCTTTTGAACCTTTACCGTCTACCGTGCCACTAATATCGTAGCTATCGCAACCAAAAGCACCCATATGATCGTTGCCCGGATATTTAATGCCATTTTTTATTATTATGTTATTTTGTAGGTGTGTAGGTGGTACCCAAGTTATTTTAAACCTACCGTTAGCATCAGGGTAAAAAATAACTCTTGAGTCTTTAATACCGTTTAACCATTGAAAACTTCCTTGACTAACACCTAAAGTTCTACCTAATTCTTCGTTATAATCTATTTGCTCGTATATTTTAATAAGATTAAATATACTGTTTTGAGCCTCATCTCTAAACGCGTGTTCTGTAGTTCTTGGAAACTGCCTGTAAAACTCGTTTAACGCGTCTTGATCGTTTTTTAAACCATCAGCTTCGTTTTGCCAATGATCTATTACTCCTATGTCTATTAACTCTCCGTCTGGGGCGAAGACATCATCACTAGGCGTATCAAAAACAGGACGTCCGTATTCGTCAATAAAGCCTTCGTAGTTCCATTCCATTGGGATAAAGAGAGAATACAAGCCAGACTTTGTTTGTCCATTCCTATTTCTTTGAGTAACGTCTGATGCATTGTATAGTTTTTTAAAGTTATCACCTCCTTTATCTAACGCGTTAGATGTTGAACCCATCATACACTTACCTATAATTCTACTACCTAATCGTAAACATGTTTTTGTAACACGCCAGTTGTTTAATATGTTATCAGGCCTTTCCCATTTACCGCTTTCATCATGTACTAGCAGCTGAAGCTTTTCTCCATCATAACTGTTGTCACCTGTATTTTTCCAATCAATAGTAGTATCAAGTCCAACCAAGTCTTCCTGCTTTTCGTTAGCAGTAATTTTTTTACGAGTAAACTTACTCGCAGGTACACGGTAAGCAAGCTCAGACTTAGGTCTATCCATACCATCTTGTATCGGTTTAAAAAAGAACGGGTAATTAACCGATATTGGTACAATTTTATCTGTAAACATTTTCTTAGCATCAGCTCCAGTTTTTGATAATACACCAAACCTTGCATCACTAGATATTGTAGCTTGGTTAACTGTTTCAGATGAAGACATAAAAGAAAAGCCAGATCGTCTGTTTTTAAGATAACACATACCATAGCATCTTTTGTCAGCCTTACAAGCTTCCCAGAATATATAAAACAATCTGTTTGCTTCTCTAAAATCTGGTGCGCCTACATCAATTTTACTCCATTGTAAATACATGTAGTGTGTTCCTGTTATATATGTTGGTTTTTTATTATTGCTAAACCAAAAACCTTCTTCTCTTCTTTTAAACTCTTCGTCTATATAATCATACCATTTGTCTTTAGACTCTTCAGGATATGATCTCCAGTCAAATATATTTTTAAGTTTTGATAATTCTTTTGGGTAGGCTATTTGCTGCCATTTATTTTCTTCATGCAAGTACACATTTTTTGGTTGCATTGGTAAAGCAATTTGCAACCCTTGTATTTCATATATTTCACCAATAGTACCATCTTTTGATATAATGATAATATCATGCTCTTTATTATATCCATATTCCCATTTTTTATTTCTGTTAAACCTTTTTAAAGTATTGCTTTTAACAGGTTGTACTATTTTGTACAGTGTTTGCTCGTAACTCATTTTGATCTTCCTTCTGCAAAGCCTTTAAATACTCTTTCTTTTTTTTCTTCGGTATTTTTCCCCTCAAGTATGTTTTCTTCTTCCTGTATTCTGTTAAGTATCTCAAATGCGTCAAATATAGCTAGTTTTTTAGTAGCTGCGGCATTTTTAAGTCTATCAGCTGATATATCATCTCCAGAGTCAACAATGTCTTCTTTAGCTACTTTTATTAACTCTTCAACAGCTCTATGCCCAGCTTGGATTATACGTTTCTTCGTTTCCTTGACATTCATATTTTATTGTAATTAAATTTAAGTTGACTTTATAAAGTCTTTGTCCATCTATAACAAACTCATACCTAGCTCCTTTTTGAGCAAAACCAAGTATATCACCTTTTTTATACTCGTCGTTGCCGTAAACAACTTTACCAATAAATTTTTCTTTTTCATTTGAAAACTTATCGTCTTGTTTTAATGGTTGTAAAAATATATAACCTTTTAAAGGTTTCCAGGTATTATTTTGTTTTACAGCGTATATTTGGTCATGATATACAGAGTATAAGTTTTCGCTAATAAAATTAGAGCTATTTCTTTCATTACCCTGCACATCGTGCCACCTTCTAAATACATTGTGGTGTATTATAATTTCATCGCCTTTTTTTACACCTGTGTTATTTTCTAGTATAGGATTAGATACAACACGTGCTTTTCTATTTATAAATTTGTGATTGAATATATCTGTGTTTAAAACTAATTCTTTTTCACCTAATTTTTTTACGTTGTTATATCTATTCCCAATAGGCTCTACAATAAAATTATAGATACTTTTCATTTGCCTTAGCATTTCTTTTTTCAATACTGCAAGTTGTATTCTACAGACACAGCCATGTTTTTATTAAAATCTTTCCAAGGTATAACCTCTTTGTTTTTTTTAATATAAATAGAATATTTATCTACCTCTTCTATTATATCACATATCGTGTGTCCACCATAAACTTCTTGACCAACTGCATAATGCATTGCATCGTTTTTATAGTCTTTACCTACGCTAATTTTACGAATCAGCTTGTCCATTATCTTCATGATATTTTAATGAACCATCTCTTACGTCAACATCTGCTTTACCGTAAGCTTTTTCAAGTTCTCCTTGCATTTCAGTAACTTGATTTTGAAGAGTAACAAGAGCGTGTAAAGAGTTATGTTTTCTTTGCTCTAAAGCGCCAATTTCTCTTTGATGCATCTCTATTTGAGTTACAAGTTCTTGTAAGCTTTTTAATTCTTCTTCAGTTAGTTTTTGTGGTTTAAGGTCCACCACCTCTTCTTTTTTTGCCATTTTATTTTATTTTAGTTAATTTCTATTTATAATATCACATATAATAACGAGTAATTACACTTGTTATCCTCCTCCTTCTGCTTGTTCAAAGGCCGCTAGCGTTCTAGTTACAGTACCTTCTTCACCGCTTATTTTTACTTTTACATTACCACTACTATCTAAATATATTACAGCTTTACCAGAATCTGGATCACTAGGTGTTGCGCCAGCTGTTAAATGTATTGGTTTTTGAAAATCAATTTTATCATGTTCAAACTGTACTACCGTAACTTCACCACTAGCTCCAGCTGTAGAATTATTTGCTCTTATTTGAACCTTACCACTAGAAGCTCTATTGGTAATAGCAACACGGTTTGAACCTGGGAACAACATAGCATACTTATTACTACCAGTAGAATCTTTATATGTTATACCTTCGTTACCACCACCGTTAGTACCTGTAAATTGTAGTTGTCCAGCTGCACTAGTAAATAATAAATTATCTTTAACAGTAACATCATCGCTACTTAAACCTAATTGAGCATTACCAGCAGTACCTATAGTTATGGTATTTGTTCCAAAAGTTATTTTAGTATCAGTATCACCTGTATGTATTATATTTCCAGCAACATTTATATCTGTAAAACTACTACCACCACCACCACCAGCATTAGCATCTACATAAGCTTTTGTTGCAGCGTGTAAATTTGAAGTTGGAGCACCTGATAGAGTTAAAGCGCCTGTCATTGTTCCACCGTCTTTTTGTAAAGCACCACTAGCTAGTTCTTGATTACTTACTACAGTAGTATTATTTGAAACCTCAGTATCAAAATCTGATATTGTACTAGCAGCTTGTGTACCCGTGTGGTTTGATCTAGTTAACAACGTTTCATCATCAGAGTTTGCAGTAGCACTAGTAGCTATGCCATCTAGTTTAGTTTTGTCACCGTTAGCAAAAGCTCCTTCTGATGGCTTTGGCTGTAAGCTACTTAAATCTTGATCACCAGTTAACGTAGTACCATTAGCAACTACATTACCTGTTACTGTTACACTACCACCTAAAGTTAAAGCCCCACTTATATCAGCGTTACCATTAATGTCTAAGCTACCACCTGTTAAAGAATAACTACCAGCAGAAAGAGGACCACCAAAAGTTGTTTGAACAGGGTTTGCTGAAAGATCTGCGGTAAATATAGCTGCATTATTGCCAACGTCATCTATTCTAAAAGTATTACCATTAACATCCATCTCAATAGATCTACCATTTGTATCTTCAAGAATTAAATTTGGAGCAGTGCTACTTATTGTTAAATCTCCTGTCATCGTATCACCTGACTTAGCAACACCACCAATATCTAAAAGCGATTCTGCTCCAGTTCTATAATAAATTCTGTTACCAGAATCAATAACTAAAAATTTATCTAAGTCAACTGTTGAGTTGGTTACTGTGTCCACAGATAA